CCAGGAAATCGCGGATCTGAAAGAGAAAAAAATCCTGACGGCCGGTCAGAAAAGCGTGCTCGCCAGCGAGCGGGATCTGCGTGCCCAGCTGGAGATTAACGCCAGCCTGGATAAGGCGAATGTGCAGAGGAAAATCGGCCTGCAGTTGCAGGAGCAGAATCAGGAGCTGTACCGATCCACGCTCCAGTTGCAGCAGGAATACAGCAACCGCGTGGCGCAGATGACGCTAAGTACGGACGCCTACGACCAGATGGTCGCGGAGCAGCAGGTGCGGGAGCGGTTTGCAAAATTACGGCAAGATCTCGACCTAAAGATTCAGGATCAAAATTCACTGCTGTATAAGCGGCAGACCCAGCAATATGCCGATGAGGAAGCGAAACAGCTCGCTATCGTTCGAGACGGCGCACAGCGCAAAAAAGAGGTCGAAGGCTCTGCAACGGACGGTATGAAACGCGGTCTGCAGGACTGGCGTGAAAACGCCGAAAACCAGTTCGCGCAGGTGCGTGATATTGCATCCAGCGCGATGACCGGGATGGGCGACGCGGTCTGGAATCTGGCGTCCAAGGGAAAGGCTGATTTTAAATCCTTTGCGGCATCGGTCATTAACGACATAGGGCAGATGATCACCCGCATGCTTATCTTAAACGCGGTCAAATCTGGCGCAACGGCCATGGGTGTGCAGGGATGGTTCGGCTGGGCTGACGGCGGCTATACCGGTGATGGCGGCAAGCACGACGTCGCCGGCGTCGTTCACCGTGGGGAGTGGGTTGTACCACAATCCGTGGTAAAAAAACCGGGCATGCTGAATTTCCTGAACCAGCTGACGTATGGCAAGGGGTACGCGGAGGGCGGGCCGGTTGGCGGTACTGTCAGGAATTCCGGCCCCAGCAACGCAGGCAGCGGCAGCGCATCCGGTAGCGAACTGAACCTGAATATTTCGATTCCTGTACATATCATTCAGCAGGGCAGTACGACGGGCCAGCAACAGCCCTCCGGACGTGATCAGCGTGCTGTCAGTTCCGAGGTGAAAGATCAGGTGAAGCAGTGCGTGATGGAGGTTCTGGACCGTGAAATGGGCAATGGCGGCGTAATCGACATGAAAATCAGGGCGGCGAACTAATGGCACTGGAGACATTCACCTGGTCACCACAAAACGGTCCGACGGCGGAAATCGAAAACCGGAATACGACCGCGCAATATGGCGATGGCTACGCGCAGGTTGTGGGGGACGGGATCAATACGGAGTCCCAGTCGTGGCCACTTACGTTTACCGGCTACAAATCAGAAATATTGCCGATTCTGGCGTTTCTGCGATCGCATGCGGAGCGGCGGGCGTTCAAATGGGTAAATCCGTTGGGCGAGCTGGGGCTGTATCACGGTAAGTCGATAAAACCCACGGTCATTGATTTTGATCGTATGTCCGTTAACGTAACATTCGTCACGGCCTACCGTGCAGAACCAATTTAAGAGGGAAGAATGAGAAAAATTATCGGCGCGCTAATGGTGGCGGCCATTGCCGTAACCAGCGTGGCAACACACGCGCGTGAGCTTTCTCCTAAAGAGAAAGGGATTATAGAAAATGTCGCAAAGCAGCAAATGAAAGACCCCGATAGCGCGAAATTTTTTTGGCAGGATTACAAGGGGGGCGAGATCTATTGCGCTCATGTAAACGCCAAAAATTCCTACGGCGGATACGCGGGAAAAGCGCTGCTTATCGCAGGTGTAAAAAATGATTCAAAAGGCCAGATAGCCTCAGCAGAGGTGCTTATTCATAGCGGCGATACATTAGAAATGTCAGCACCTATTTGCACCGAAGCGGGCTACCAGCCCTAACCCCACATCACCCATCCCCAACCCCGCTCTGCGGGGTTTTTTGTTATTGGGACCATGGTCCCATTTTGCGAGACTCCCATGACTATCACAGCCGATCACCAGAAACTGGATCCGGGCAGCGCCGTTCGCCTGATTGAGGTCGACGGTACCGCGTTTGGTGCTGACGTTCTTTATTTCCACAACCACGCCATACCCTACACCGCTGCCGAAATTCAGGCCGCCGGTACGGACGAGGCGAACCTCCCCGGAAAGTCGATTATCTGGCAGGGTATTCGCTACGACGCGTGGCCATGCAAAATTGAGGACATCGAGTCGAACGGCGACGGCACCGCCGCATCACCGAAACTTTCAGTGGCCAACCTCGACGGCAGCATCTCTGCACTATGTCGTATGTATGAGGACATGAAGCAGGCCAAGGTGACGATCCACGAAACCTATGCGCACTATCTCGATGCAGTGAATTTTCCCGGAGGCAACCCTACCGCCAACCCGTCAGCGGAGACAATCGAGGTTTTCTATGTCGACAGTAAATCGGCAGAGAACGAAACCACGGTGCAGTTCACGCTGTCCTCACCGGTTGACGTAACCGGTCAGAAATTGCCGGCACGGCAGATGACGAACCGCTGCAAATGGTGTCTGGAGGGGCAGTATCGCGGCCCTGACTGTGGTTACACCGGCACGCGTTATTTCGACAAATTCGGCAACCCGGTCGATAACCCTGCCGCTGACGAATGTCCGGGCACGGTTAACGGCTGCAAGCTGCGCTGGGGATCGGAAGCACGGCTGCCGTTCGGCGGCTTCCCGGCCATTGGTTTGATAAGGATGTGATTCATGTTGAGCCAGAGACTCATTGCCGGCATCGAACGCCACGCGGAGCAGGTTTATCCGCAGGAGTGTTGCGGGCTGATTGTCCGGGCCGGTCGCCAGCGGCGCTACATCGCCTGCAAAAATACCCACGACCAGCCCACAGAGCATTTCCGGATTGACGCTGCAGAATGGGCGGCAGCAGAAGATACCGGCGACGTACTGGCGGTTGTCCATTCGCATCCGGACGCCGGGCCGCACGCGTCACCGGTGGACCGGCAGGCCTGTCATGAAACCGGCCTGCCCTGGGTGATTATGGCGTGGCCGGGGGGCGAAACCAGCGTCATCACCCCGGAAGATCGTCCACCGCTACTTGGACGACCTTTTATCCACGGCAGCTGGGACTGCTACGGGCTGATCCGGGACTGGCACAGCCAGGAGCGCGGCATTGTCCTGCCGGATTTTGAGCGCACCGACAACTGGTGGACGCGGGGTGAAAACCTGTATGTCCGGCATTACGCCGAAGCTGGATTTGTCTCCCATGCCGGCGAGCTGGAGCCGGGCGACGTGATCCTGATGCAGTACAAAGCCGATGAAATAAACCATGCCGGCGTGTATCTCGGTGACGGGAAAATGCTCCATCACATGTACGCAAAACTGAGCGAGGTTGTGCCCTATGGCGGTTTCTGGCGCGATCGTACGATGATGACGCTGAGGTTTAATGATGAATAATCCCGTAGAAAAAATCGTGCTCGTGCGGCTTTACGGCAAGCTGGGCAAACATTTCGGGCGGGAGCACCGGCTGTCGGTATCATCGGTGCGGGAGGCAATACGCGCGCTCTGCATCATGATCCCGGGTTTCGAGCGCTGGCTGGAAACCAGCCAGGAGCGCGGCGTGACGTACACCGTGTTCAATGGCACGCAGAACATGACCGAGCAGGATCTGAAACTGAACGGCGTTCACGACGTCATTCGTATCGCACCGGTTATTATCGGCAGCAAAAAAGCGGGCGCATTTCAGACCATTTTTGGTGCCGTGCTGGTTGCGGTCGGATTCGTGCTGAGCTTTACACCGTGGGCTGCCGCATCGCCGTTCCTCTACAAATTCGGCGCGGCCATGATGCTGGGCGGTGTGTCGCAGATGCTCTCGCCGACAGGGACGCAGGGCATGACCAGTGAAACCAGTGACACGCGCAAAAGTTATTCGTTCGGCGCGCCGGCAAACCAGATGGCCGCCGGCAGCGCGATGCCGGTGCTGTACGGTGAGCGCGAGATTGGTGGCGTTCTGATCAGCGGCGGCATCTACGCGGAACAGCAGCAGTAAAAATAATAAAAACCAATCACTCCCGCTCCGGCGGGATTTTTTTGCCTGGAGTTTGTATGGTTCAGATAATCGCGGGATCAAAGGGCGGCGGCAGCGGGGGCAGCAGCGACAAGGGCGGTAACCGTGGCACAGAAATCTCCTCCGTAGCGTACATGAAGTTGCTGCTGGCGCTTTCGGAGGGCGAAATCGCCGGCGGTTTTACCGGGAAAGAGATCTATCTCGACGGTACGCCGCTGCTGGACGAGAACGGGCTGGCCAACTTTCCCGGCGTTACGTGGGAGTGGCGCAGCGGTACGCCTGACCAGGATTACATTCAGGGTTTTCCGTCCGTCGAAAACGAAACATCACTGGGCTATGAACTGAAATACGGTACGCCGTGGGTGAAATCTATCACTAACACCCAGCTCTCCGCCGTTCGCCTGCGCCTGAAATTCCCGAACGGGCTGTACTACATGCGCGACAGCGGTGGTAAAAACGGCTACCGCGTGGAATACGCCGTCGATATTTCAACGGACGGATCGACCTATACCGAATACGGCACCGATGCCGCTGATGGCATTGGCAACACCGGCTATGAGCGCAGCTATCGTATCGACCTGCCGCCCGCGACGTCGGGCTGGCAGATCCGCGTTCGCCGCCTGACCGAGAACAGCACCGACGGCCGCCATGCCGACACCACGCGCATCGAGTCGATGTCCGAAATCGTCGACGCAAAACTGGCGTACCCGCACACCGCGCTGCTGTTCATCCAGTTTGACGCAAAATTATTCGATGGCCGTACGCCGACCGTAACGGTCAAAACGAAAGGCATCCTGTGCCGCATCCCGGCGAACTATGACCCTGTGAACCGGACCTATGCCGGCACATGGGACGGCACGTTCAGATGGGCCTGGACGAACAACCCGGCATGGGTGTTTTACGATCTGGTGCTGAGCAAGCGCTACGGGCTGGGCCGGCGCATCAGCGCTGATCAGGTCGACAAATGGGCGCTGTATAAAATTGCGCAGTACTGCGATGCGCCGGTATCAGACGGCGCAGGCGGCAAAGAGGCGCGTTTCCTGTGCGATCTGTACCTGCAGTCGCGCAGCGATGCCTGGACCGTCCTGATGGACATGGCATCAATTTTCCGGGGCATGCTGAGCTGGTCGAACAACCTGCTGACAGTCGATGCCGACATGCCGCGAGAGCTCGATCCGGATTTCGTGTTCAACAAATCAAACATTGTCGGCCAGTTCAACTTCTCCGGTTCGTCAGAAAAAACCAATTATTCGGCGGCGATCGTCACCTACAGTAACCCGGCCAACGGGTATAAGGACGATCAGGCCAGCGTACACGTGCAGGCGGTTTCCAGCCGGTTTGGGTTTAATACGCTGGATATGACAGCCGTGGGCTGTACGCGTGAATCCGAAGGGCAGCGGCGCGGCCTGTGGGCCATTGAAACCAACCGTGACGATAACGCGGTCGAGTTCACTACCGGCATGGAGGGGCGTCTCCCGCGCGTGGGTAAAATCATTGGCGTGAATAATGCACCGCTGGCCGGACGGGCGAACGGCGGGCGCGTGGCGGCAGCGACGGCCACCAAAATTACGCTGGACAGGAATGTGGCCGCAAAAGCCGGTGATCGGCTGATCGTCAACCTTCCGACAGGGAAATCAGAAGGGCGCGAGGTTAAATCGGTTTCAGGGCGTGCCCTGACGGTCACCCAGCCTTTCAGTGTGGTGCCTGATACGGAATCCGCCTGGGTGCTGGACCAGCCTGATCTGGCCATCCAGTTATTCCGCGTCAAACGAGTGGTGCGCAAGGACGATAATCTCGTCACAATCAGCGGTCTGCCCTATAACCCGAACAAATTCGCACGCATCGATGACGGCGCGATTATTGAAGACCGGCCTGTGAGCATCGTCCCGCCACGTAATCAGGAAATGCCGGCCAATATTCAGATCAGCAGTACGTACCGGGTGGAGCAGGGGATCGGCATCAGCACCATGGTGGTGACATGGGATGGGGTGGTGCATGCCGTGGCCTATGAGGCGCAGTGGCGGCAGAACGGCGGCGACTGGATGAATGCCTCCCGTACCGGTAATACGCGCTTTGAGGTGGACGGCATTTATGCCGGGCGCTACACCGTGCGCGTGCGTGCGATTAACGCCCTGGATATAGCGTCGGCATGGGCCACCTCAGTGGAAACGCAGCTCACAGGGAAAGCCGGCAAGCCGCCGGCACCGGTCAGTTTAACCGCGACAGACAACATCATTTTTGGGATAGAGCTCAGCTGGCTGTTCCCGGCAGGCACAGAAGATACGCTGAAAACCGAAGTACAGTACAGCGCAACCGGAACAACGGATGACGCCCTGTTACTGGCAGACGTTCCGTATCCGTCACGCAAATACCAGCAGATGGGGCTGCGTGCCGGGCAGGTGTTCTGGTATCGCGCCCGCCTTGTCGATCGCACCGGCAACCAGTCCGACTGGACCGGCTGGATCCGGGGCATGGCCAGCGCCAGTGCCAGCGATATTCTGGACGCCATCGGTAATGATGTCCTGTCCGCCAAAGACGGGGAAATGCTGACCGCCGGCATTAACTCCTCGCTTGAAACCGCGATGCAGAATGCCCTCGCAAACCATGATGCCGTCACACACCAGTTTGCGCAGCAGGGAGAGGTGCGCGCGGAGATATTACAGATAAGTTCAACTGTCGCAGCCGTAAACCAGTCGCTGGCCTCCCTGAGCACCACGGTGCAGGCGCAGATTGGCAACGTGCTCGCGCAGACAGAAGACAAGCTGACGGCGATGGTTGACAGCGATGGTGCCAGTGCGATCAGGACATTACGCGTCGGGGTTCGCATCAACGGGCAGGAATATCTGGCGGGTATGTCCGTGGCGGTGATTGCAGGTGCAGGCGGGGCAGTGACCACGCGTGTTGCGTTTAATGCCGATCAGTTTGTGTTGCTGAGCGGCAGCGGCAATAACCAGTACTCGCCCTTTGCTGTTGTCAGCGGTCAGGCATTCCTGCGGGACACCTTTATCCAGGACGGCACCATTACGACAGCCAAAATTGCCGGCGTTATTCAGTCGATTGATTATCAGCCGGCGGCGGCGGGCTGGAGCATCAATAAAGCCGGTACGGCTGAATTTAATAATGTGACCGTCCGCGGAGCTATCTATGCGACAAGCGGCAATTTTTCGCTGAGTGGCACCGGGAATACCGTGGTGATAAATGATCTCGGCGTGACGGTTAATCTGCCCAATGGCGGGCTGATACGGTTAGGGCGGTGGTGATATGGGACAGGGATTATATTTTAATCCGGGCGATGGTGGCCCGGTCATGGAAATTACGGCAGGTCTGCGCTGCCCGACGATGTCAGCCCAGTGGAATACCTCTGACTGGCAGCAGATGAGCACCACCATCAGCAATGTTGTACCCGGGAGCACCATGTTCATTGTGCCACGGGTGGCGGCCGTCTACCGGCCGGCATTCAGCCCCGACCTGATCCCCACAATATTCATGCTGGACGGATACACCATCTCCGGTAATACCGTGACACAGCAGTTATGGAGATCGAAGAACAACGATAATAACTACAAGGCGTTTGATGCGTCATTGTGGCAAATCCTGCCCGCCACGCAGAGTGGTAATACCGGGTTGCTTATACAGGATTCCACGGACTGGACGGCCATACCATCGGCCACCATGGCCGGGTTCTGCGTGTGGCGGGGAAGTATCACGGTATCAGGTGAGGCACTCCTTCCTGACACCGGGTATCCGCAATCACAGCAGGTTGTCTTTGCCGACTGGTCCGCGCCGGGCGTGACCATTGAGTGTGACGGTACCCGAATTTACGCGTACCGGGACAGGCTTAATTATTATGACGATCCTGCCACGGTGACACTGACGCTTGCTATTTTTGCCTCCGGGATCCCCCCCGTACCCGGCCCCGGGCTGACCATTATGAATGCCGCGAATGAATGTGTTTTTTCGCTGACTAAGCGGCCATTTGTGTTTACCGGCGCAATGTGGACACCGGGTATGAGCCCCGTGGATATAGGCCCCACGATGGTGCCGTTAGGCACGTTCGGCTTTGACAGTGATATAGCCTCCGGGTGGGACATTCTTAAGTTACTGGGCATTATCAGAAACGGTAACGTTATTCAGTTAGGACGCGGAAAAGTAAAAGCCAGATGGACGGATAAATATCCTGTCACTGGACGTCGTATTGCCAGTTTAACCCTCCCACTGATTCCAAAAATGTATTAATCAAAAGGTAAATATATGGCGACTGGAACGTTAACCGTTTACCAGAATTCAGAAACCGTAAATGGTACCGGCACGTCTTTCATAACGGATGCGGCGCCGGGTGGCTTTATGGTCTTTCGGGCGGGCGGTGTGGACTACACGCTGCCGGTTCAGACTGTTGTCAGTAATACGCAGCTTAAACTGGTGTCGCCTTTCAGGGGCATCCAGGCGTCGGGGCTGACATGGGATTATATTCCCCAGCGGGCAATGAGCCAGGTGACGGCTGCATTGGTTACGCAAAGCGCTGAAGCCATGCGTGGAATGAATCTGGATAAACAGAACTGGCAGCAGCTGTTTTCCGGTACAGGAACGATAACCGTTAAACTTCCAGACGGTTCTACATTTACCGGCCCTGCATGGAGCGGGATTGTTACAGAGCTTGGGAAAAAGGCCGGCGCCGGCGCAAACAGCGATATTAAGTCGCTGATGCTTGATAGCTTCAGACTCGCAACGAACATTCTTTTTACGTCAAACAAAATAGAAGTGGGCGGCTCAGCGTATCTGGATCTGGAGCCACGGAATTCTAACTGGGTAAAACTGCGTATCATCGGCGGTTATAACTCCCGGCGCGGTATTAACGGCATTTTTGGCGATAACACCTACAACTTTGACTGGGGCGGGCCCACCTCGTCGGCACCTAACCCCTTTGAGCTGTGGGTTGATGGTTCACGCATCGGGCAGGTGGCTTTCACCACACCTTCTGATAAGTGGTTAAAAAAGGACATCGTCTATCTGGAGGATACCGCTGCTGCACTGGATGAAGTGGTGCAGTGGAGACCGGCGTCATTTAAATACCGCGCAAGGGGAATACTCAGGGAATCCGACACGCAGTACGGATTTATCGCGCAGGATATTGTCGAGAATTCGCCGGAGGTGGTGCGGGGTGAAGGTCTTAAAAATGACGATTACGATCCCGATAACCCGGCGGGGAGTTACACCCTGGATCAGATGGCCATCATCATGAAACTGACGCAGGCCATCCAGCATCAGCAGAAACAAATCAAGGAACTTCAGGAGGTTGTGAAACAATTTTCTTAAGCATCTTGAACGCCTCCCGAAATAAAACTACTGTATATATACACAGTAAGTTACAAAGGAGGTAATTATATGCAGCTACAACGCCTTATTTTTCCGGACGTTCCGGTACAGATCCCCATTTACGGGGATCTCATTTCCGCAGGCTTCCCCAGTCCTGCGGCTGACTATATCGAGAGCGGCATCGATCTGGTGTCGCATCTTATTCCGCACCCGTCCTCAACCTACACGCTGCGCGTATCCGGCGATTCCATGATCGGCGCTGGCATCCTTGATGGCTCACTTCTTCTTGTCGATTTCAGCATTCATCCCCAGCATAACGATATTGTCGTAGCCAACCTCGGAGGTGAGTTCACCGTCAAAAGACTGGTGACACACCCGGTGGCACAGCTGCTGGCAGAGAACCCGGCCTACCCTGCGATCCCTATTTATGACGCCGACGAACTTGAAATCGTCGGCGTTGTCATTTCCGTCATCAGCACGATGCACCGCAATGTTCGCCCTCGTTGATATGAACTCGTTTTACGCGAGTTGCGAAACCGCATTCCGGCCCGATATTGCCGGGCGGCCCATAATCGTTTTAAGCAACAATGATGGCTGCGTTATCGCCCGATCAGCTGAGGCCAAAAAGCTCGGCATCAAGATGGGCACGCCGTGGTTCCAGTTGCGGGAGACGCCTTTCCAGCAGCCGCTGCTGGCCTTCTCCAGTAATTACGAGCTGTACGGTGATATGTCGCAGCGTGTGATGACCACGCTTGAGGAAATGTGCCCGCGCGTGGAAGTGTACTCAATCGACGAGGCCTTTTGTGACCTGACCGGCGTGCGCAATTGCCGTGATCTGGACGATTTCGGGCGGGAAATCCGCGACACGGTTTGGCGTAATACGCGACTGCGTTGTGGGGTGGGTATTGCGCAAACCAAGACTCTTGCAAAACTGGCAAACAGAGCTGCGAAAGAGTATCCCCAGACCGGGGGCGTGGTGGATTTATCGAACGTTGAGCGCCAGCGCAGGCTGATGGCGCTGATGCCGGTGGAGGAAGTGTGGGGCGTCGGCAGGCGCATTGCCAAAAAGCTGGCGGCCATGGGGATCACCACAGCGCTCCAGCTGGCGGACACGGATATTCGGTTTGTCAGAAAACACTTCAACGTCGTGCTGGAGCGTACGGTGCGGGAGCTGCGCGGCGAGTCCTGTCTGGAGCTGGCAGAATTCGCGCCGGCGAAGCAGGAAATTGTCTGCAGCCGATCGTTTGGCGAGCGCATCACCGACCATGAGGAAATGCGTCAGGCGATCTGCTCCTATGCTGCCCGGGCGGCGGAAAAGCTGCGCAGTGAACGCCAGTACTGCCGGTATATTTCCGCCTTCGTGAAAACGTCGCCCTTTGCGTTGAACGAGCCTTACTACGGCAATAACATCGGCACGAAACTGCTTACCCCGACGCAGGACACCCGTGACATTATCGCGGCGGCCATGCGCTGTCTTGACGCGATATGGCGCGATGGCCACCGTTATCAGAAAGCGGGGATCATGCTGGGCGACTTTTTCAGTCAGGGCGTGGCCCAGCTCAACCTGTTCGATGATAACGCCCCACGCGCCGACAGCGACGCGCTGATGACGTTACTCGACAAACTCAATAAGCAGGGGCGGGGGACGCTGTATTTCGCCGGGCAGGGCGTACAGCAGGCATGGCAGATGAAGCGGCAGATGCTCTCTCCATGTTACACAACGCGGCTCTCTGATATTCCTGTAGTCAGGGCGAATTAGCAGGCGATGCAACGGGACCATGGTCCCAACTTTTGGGCGGGATTCTGTGGCGGTTTCCCGCTGCGCCATTTGGCGAAACCCTGTCGTAGGCTCGGCAGGGTGTTTTTATAATCTCTAAAAGCATTAAAAATGCTGTGATCGCTCTATGGCAGCAGTGGGGTAGCAAGGCAGAAATTTACTGGCATAATGCTTCGTAACCATACGAGGAAGATGTTACTGGCTGATGGTTTATTTGTATCCTTTTGTTATTGTTGACATTATATTGCACGCGGTTGATTTTAGATTGTAGCTGACCTAGTTAATGATCTAAGAAAAATAGTGTTTAAGATCCTGACGACTCCGTCAACCAATATGGTTTACAATGGCATTTGTCAACCATTTACGGGTACAACAGAAAGTTAAAGAAAATCAGTTGTCAACTTTTTTGTTGCGAAGGCTGCCATAAAAAATGGAACGGGCAAAATATGAAAAGTAAATTTCTAGGGGTGATAACCGGTGATCTGTACCGGTCTACGTCTGGTTTTGAAAGAGGTAAATCCTACGAAAGTATTATGGATGCGCTGAAGCTTAGCCTTAGTTACTCAAAAAGATACCGCATTGATGTCATTGAATTTTTTCGCGGTGATTCCTTCCAAATAACCGTAGACCCAGTATTTATTGTAGAGTTAGTTACTTATATAAGAGCATACTTACTTTCGCTTAGTGACGAAGATGATGTTAAATACGATGCACGTATGTCAATTTCAATAAATAAAAGCAATCAGTTTTCAGGGATTAATTATACCTTTCATGAAAAAGCACTTATCGATTCAGGCAGAGCTCTTGATGCAATGCCTAAGAATAAAATGATCTTATTTAGTTCCGACATTGAAGAGCTACATGCGTTTATTGGTGCTGGAGTGCAATTATTAGATATCCTGCTTAGCCAGTTATCCAAACCGCAGGCTGAAGTTCTCAAGATTTGTATTGAGAAGGGGATGGTTAATGTGCCTACTATAGTAAGTGAATCTAAGAAAACACGACAAAATGTTCATAAATTAATAGCTCGCGCTGGTGTTGAGAATATAATGGAATATTTAAGGTTAACTAGGTCTGGAATACAATATAATATTGAGGGGGGCATATAAGGTGCACTATCTTTTTATTCTCATTTTGATTGCTCATTTTTCTTTCGACTTTTATTTACAGTCTGACTATATGGTAAAGTCAAAAAATGTGGAAAATTGGCGAGCAAGATCATTCTATTATCAACATATATTACACGTAACGCTTCAATACATAGGATTCCTTCTGGCTTCTCTTATATTTTTTGTCTCTAAAAATAAAGGGTTAGATGGCATACCATTTTTACCCGTGATATTTGTTGGGTTTATCATGGCGTTGATGCATTTATTTATTGATATTTTTAAAGAAATTGCAAACAAAATATATAAGGGTAAGGGGCTGTTATGGTTCGTTCTTGATCAGATACTTCATGTGATAGTGATTTTATTATGTGTAGTATATCTAAACAAACACTACAGTATACATACATCGTTAACAGATATAAAAAACCTTACTCCATTAATTCAGTGTTCTTTGATATGTCTCGGGCTTATAATTTTAATAAAACCCACATCTATATTTGTCATGAAATTTCTCTCAATGGCAATGAGTAATGGAAAAACCACGTACATAAGTGTCACCAAAAGCCATGTGGCGAAAATGTTCGATGATGCTCTGAGTAAAGACATAACTGGCTTAGTAACAACTGACCAATTAACAAGAGCTACTGTTGACGCAAAAATAGATATGTATATCAAAAATGCTAATATGGTTACTGACTCTTTGGAATCAAAAAAAAATAAATTGAGCGTAGATGTAGAGAACGTGTTTGCAACAAATAATGCTGGAAAATGGATTGGATATACTGAGAGAGTTATGATTTTCTCTCTTTACTTACTAGGTCAATTTACGGCAATTGCGGCAGTAATGGCCATAAAAACAGCTTTTAGATTCAATGATCTAAAAGATGATAATGATAGCCAGCGTTCAGAATATATTATGCTTGGTACTTTCGCTAGCTTATTTTGTACAATTTTAATTGCTGTATTAGTTAAGCATTTTATTGGGGCTGAAAATTATTCAGGGTTGAAAGTAGTTTTTAAAACTTTATTTTGAAAAGCCATCTATGTAAAAATGAACGTTTCTCAAGCTTTTGATAAGAGAAACGTTCAATCTGAGAGAACAAGTTATACATGTAAAAATAATGAATTTCTATAAAGTCAACACCCCTATTGATAGTTTTGCAAGTCTTTAGAATTAGTCTATGATATAAACCATAGAGGATAAGATTAATTAATCTGCCAACTCATTCCTCAGTAAAGTAATTTCTTGATTAATAGCATCAAGACAAGACTCATAACGTTGCATAACTTCATAATGAATTTTAATGAGTCCTTGTCCATAATCAGTGGCTATTTCATAATATCTTTCAAAATGATTTTTGTATTGCTCATTAACTACTGAATAGCTTGTCACAGTAAATGAATCTATTTTTTCAATGAGAGAGTTGTTGCCTCGATAAGAATCAATGAGGCTTCTTGCGCTGGTGTAGAAAGAAACAATTAAGGTTAGGGTTTCACTGGATACTTCTGCTAGGAATGACGAATTTTCCTCATAGAAAGTGAAGTAGTTTTGAGTGATGGGGAATATATGATAGAACGGAGATTTTCGGTCATATGTTTCAAGTGGCTCCTTCATTCTTGATAAATATAGGCTAATTAGGGAGCTAATTTCTTCTCTAACCCCTGTCAATGTGGCAATCCTCTTTTCATCCGAAGATCTTTGCAGTTGTTTTAATTGTCGACGGCCCTCATAAACAGCCCCTGCCAGAGTAAAACTACCGCCAACGAAAGCACCGATTAAAGCGCTTACTAATTCTTTAGATTCAAGAATATTAATAGACATTTATATACTCAAGAAATTAGTTTGTTAAAAACCAATCATAATAATAGAATAAATAATATTATTATTTTGGGGTAAATTTTTTCCGTAGCTATCAAATCATTGACGATTTTAGCATTTTTTATCCATGAAAACAAAGAGTCTTATGTGCTAAGCTCTAGCTAATTTTTATGTGACTATAATTTTCAAAAAAATATTCATCCATTATAAATAAAACCGCCAGTAGGGCGGCTTTATATTGTTTATGCATCGCTATCAAGCAAGACTGCTTATTTAAAGGCAATAGAAAAAGTCTTTTTATCTTACAAGACATAGCGCCTAGTGATTTCAGCAGCGATCTTCTCTGCCCGGGCAGGTTCGTCAGCCTCCTGTTTTACCACGGTACGGGCAAACGGGATCATCGACTGCAGCTCGTTGGGTGAGATGTCATATTTGATGCCGGCAGCTGCGGTGCGGATGCAGGTCACAACGGCGTCCAGTTCGAGCATGGATTCGTCCACGACTTCATGCACGGCTTTCTGCTGTTTGGCCTGGTGCTGTTCCAGCATCTGCTCAATGCGTTTTACCAGTTCTGCCGGTACGTTGTTGAGCTGGAATGTCACGGCGTCACCCTTATAGCGCGCCTTCATGCCGGTGCCGAACAGACGTTCACGTGCGACGGGTTTTGCCGGTGCGCCGGTCACTTTGTGCAGCTGCTCCAGCAGATCATCCGTATTGAAAGATTCACCGCTGTTCTTGCGGCGCAGCAGCGACTGGGCGAATGCGAACATCGCGTCTTCGTTAGCCGCGTAGCTTTTGGCCAGTGACTCGCCGGCGCGCGCGCTCAGCTCGTTCGGGTTGTTGAACAGGCTGATGATTTCGAGCGGCAGTTTTGCAGTGTTCACACAGCGCATGATGACTTTGCGCTCGATCCCCTCTGCCTCAGACAACTTGCTGACATTCCCGCCAAACTCAGTTTCCAGCCGGCGCGCGTAGCGCTTACCGCGTTCATACGCGCTGGTCGGGCGGTAGTCGTTGCCGATTTGCGACAGCCAGCGCATCTGCTCATCGTCCAGCTCGCCAACCAGTACCCGGTATTCGCTGCTGGTTACAATAGCCGTCTGCCGGCGACGGCTGCCGTCGGCCACTTCGATGATGCCATTCGTTTTACGGGCAAACGCCGGATTCTGCTGACCGTTCGCCAGAAACGAGGGGATCAGGTCATCGAGAGACGCCTGCGTCAGCAGCGCCTGGTCACGTTCGTTCCCTGACCACACCATCGTCGCCTTCTTCACCATGTGCGCCGGCACGGTTTCCAGCACAAATTTCACGTCACGGCCACAAACCGGCAGCGTGATGGTGTTGCCGGTCATGCCGTTCATGAGGCGATTTAAATCGCTGACCACGGGCGAGGTGAATTTTGGCATTCCCGGTGCCGATGATTTCGTTTCACCGGTATTTTTGGGGAGGGTCGGTGCATTTTTCATCGTGGTGCGTTTCATTTGGCCTCCTCCCAGCGCGGTTTAATCAGTTTGTCGAAAATCTCTTTGCACACCGGCTCCCAGATGGCCAGCGCGTTACGCCATGCGCTGGTGGATGAGCGCTGGGCGGTTGCCTGTTCAAAAATGGTACGCATGCGGATCTGGCCCTTGCCGACTTCATCCGTCACGCGCACCACTTCACGCAGCACCAGGCTACCCCATGCATCGCGAATCTGTTCTTCCATCCATGGTGACTGGCTGCCGGTTGCGTTGGAATATTTGGTCAGCAGGATACGCACGATGGGCTCGAATCCCTCCACACCGAGGTCGACGGTTGAAAGCATGTCGCGCAGCATGGTGAAGAACTGCAGCGTGGAGGTGTAGTCGTACAGCTCTGCCGGCGTCGGGACAACAATTACATCAGCGGCGCACACCACATTGATGGTGCCGATGCCGAGGTTTGGTGCGCTGTCGATGACGATCACGTCGTAGTTATCCCACACGCTCTCGATAGCGGCGCGCAGCATCATGTGCGGCGGCTGTGGCAGCTGGCCAGCGTGGTGCAACTGCATCAGTTCGGTTTCGATACGGTGCAGAGACAGGCAGGACGGGATGATTTCAAGATTTGGCCAGCATGTCGGTTTGATGGCGTATTCCGCGCTATCACGCTCACCCAGGTAGAACGGCAGGAGTGTGTCGTCTGCATGGATGTTCAGGTCCGGGACAAAACCGTGGTACATCGATGCGGTTGCCTGCGGATCGTTACCCTCAACGAGCAGCACGCGCTGTCCCTGGAGGGCCAGCCATTGCGCGAGGTGTACAGAACTGGAGGTTTTGTACGCGCCGCCCTTGTGCGCTGCGACGGCCAGCACGACCGGGTCAGAACCTTCCGGACGACGGCGAACCGTGCCGAACACTTCACGCATATAGTTGATCTGCTGAATGGTGTATCCGATGCGCTGCTCTACACGGCCACGACGCTCCATATCCGGCACCGGCAGACGCTGAGATTTTTCAGCATCGCGGATAGCCTGTGGCGTCACGCCAACCAGTTCAGCGGCTTCTGTGATACCCCAGCGGCGGGTAATCTGCCGCGCCTCCGGGCTGTCATCGCCGAACTGCGCAATAGCGATTGCCCGCGTCATGTCCTGCCCACGTTCGATACACTGATCCAACGTTTCAATAAGTTTCATCATCGCATTAGTTCCGTTAACTTTGCCTGTAAAGATTCAATCATGGTATTTGACGCAAAGCAAGGTGAAATACGCAAACTTTCGAGTTAGACGCAAAGTTAAATAAAACTAGTAAAGTTAAAATGTCGGCTTTATGATCTGACCACATACAAAAATTTATTGACGTGTCGTGTCGATGCGAGCTAACGTTATGTCGCTGCAGCAAAATCTGCAGCCGGGCGTAGGAACCCGGATGACTAAGTGACGCATAGACACGCGTTGGCGTGTTTTTTTGTATGCGTAGCCTGCACACACCGAAATTATGGTGGCTCAGGCGGGGCAGCCTTCGGGCTGGCCGGTACTCACTTAGGCCGGTATTCCTACCCCCGTCTGGGCTACCACCCTACAGAGCGTAGGAACTCTGGTGGTAGCGATGCTCACTAAGTGGAGTCACGCACCATGTTCAAATTCAAGTTCGCGGCTATCTGCCGTACCGATCGCAAAAATCACATCCATATTTTCAGTGCCGTTGCTGACACCGAACGCGATGCCCGCCGGCAACTCTCCGGGCATGCACGCAAATTTATCCTGTTCTTTCAGGCTCGCCTGCCAGTCGCAGGAGGTGCCGCATGAACCAGCTCAAACTGAACGAACACGGCCTGTCGGAATCACTGGAATCGGTGCTGGCGCAGATTAACGCGCTGGCCAACGTTGCACACTTCACTATCAGCAATGCCAGTGCCTCGATTTATCTGGAGGACGCCGCGCAGCTGCTTGTCACCATCAAGAATCTGGCCGCTGTGGCCGAACAGTACCGGAACGAGTGGGAAGATCTGATACCACGGTCGCGTCGCTAATGCTGTATGCCATCCGCGTCCGCCTGTATCCGAACGCCACGCAGCGGGAGTTTTTTGCGAAGACGTTTGGCTGCTGCCGCTGGGCTTACAACGATGCGCTGGCGTACTGCCAGCGCCAGTACGAGGCGGGTGCGCCACGCCTGTCTGCGTACGATCTGATGAAGCGACTAACGCAGTTGAAGGCTGAATACCCCTGGCTGGCTGATGCGGACAGCCAGGCGCTGAAACAGGTATGCAAAGACCTCGACGGTGCCTATAAGCATTTTTTCCGTCGTGTCAAAAATGGCGAGACGCCGGGCTTTCCCCGGTTTAAATCGAAGCACCGGGGCGACGCCACCTACACAGCCACCGCAGGTGCCGGTATCGCGCTGGAACCACGCCAGCTGAAACTGCCGAAAGCGGGCTGGGTGCGTTGCCGGGGTGGCCGTGCATGGGAAGGAAAAATCAAGCGCGCCACGGTGCGGCAGACTCCGACCGGGAAATACTATGCCACCGTGCTGATTGATGACGCGCGTGACCTGCCGGCGCAGCCAACAACGAACCTGACGCCACTGGGTATCGATGTCGGCTGTAAAACCGAAGGGTTCACCACCAGTTTGCGGCACTGTCGACCGGCGAAATTATCACTGCGCCGGCGGAGTACAAGCGGCAGATGAAGCGGCTGCGCCGGGCATCCCGCCGGCTGGACAGAAAACAGAAGGGCAGCGCCAACCGGGTAAAACAAAAACGCCGTGTCGCGCAGCAGCACGAACGCATCAGTGCCGTTCGCCGGGATTTCCTGCACAAACTTACTCACCGCCTGACCTGCGAGAACCAAGCGCTGGCGGTTGAAGATCTGAATGTGAAGGGGATGATGGCCAAACCTAAGTCTGTACCGGACCCGGCTAAACCGGGAACTTTCCTGCCGAACGGGGCGAGCCGCAAACGCGGGTTGTCACGGTCGCTGGCCAGCGCCAGCCTGGGCGAGTTTTTCCGCCAGCTGGAATATAAAAGTGCCTGGCGGGGTGTGGCACTGCTGAAAGTCAGCCGCAGGGAGCCGTCCAGCAAGCGCTGCAGCGGCTGCGGTGAAATTAACGATGCACTGACACTGGCCGACCGCCGGTGGCAGTGTCCGGCGTGCGGGTCAGAACTGCACCGCGACATTAACGCCGCCATGAATATCGCCGCGCGAGCGGTGTAATGGAAAAATAGGCGCAGACCGCGCCGAATTAACGCCTCCGGACATGGCCAGTGCGCCGTGGTTGAAAGAGGAAGTCGCCGAAAAATATTTGGTGGGTTTTGACGCTGGCTATAACCAGCTGATTAACCAGCCGAATCCTGCAAGAGGTTAATCCATGCGGGCGGGGGTAGGTCGGGATCGGCTGAGTACGAAGAAGCTATGCGCGGGGTTAATCCACGCGGGCGGGGATAGGTTGCGGTGCTTTTTGAACATGGCTTGAGAGCAGGAAAGTGCCTTTTTGAACATGGCCAGGGTGAAGGGAAGTTCCCTCGATGGTGCGCCGCTCAAAGGGGGGCGCATAATAAAGGAATACAAAACAGAGTCAAGCAACTACTCAACTAAAAGTTGAAAAATCATTAGCGCTAACATAGGATAAACGAGTCAAATGTGAAGCACTGTGCTGTGGTAAGGATTCATCACCCTTCTGCGGCAGCAAAAAAACCCAACCTAATCAGTTGGGTTTTTTTGTGGGCGCTGCAAAAAAGTTACTTTTTCGTCGTTATCTTCCGCAGGAAACTCGATTTTTTATGACCCTTCATTGAAGGAAATGCAACAACGAACACGATTGGCACATAATTTACGAATCTATACAATCAGGACGGTATTCAAACGAATACAAAATCATACAGTTAATATTCCAAATCATTGAAAAACATAATTATATTAATGGACTTTTGAAAATTTGCTGTTGAAACCAATAAACCCATATAATCGAGGCGGTAGGAACAGGATAGTTTTAGCATGTTGAAGTTAAGCATGTTCCTGGCTGGTCGGGTGATGCCGATACCAGTGCCTTAACCAGAGCGCGGTGCTTCACATTTGACGGTATGAAGCCCGGCCCGACAGGAAGTGTAAAGGTGACGGCTGTAGGCTGCGCTCTCAGAATGAGCGATTCCAATGAAAATGGACATCGAAGTAGTGATCATCAGCGTTCAGACGCTTCTTGCGTGCCTGGAACTGATGCGATACCTGCAACACTAATACAGTAGAAAGACCAAAGCCGCCGGACTGCTTATCCGGCGGCTTTTTTGTTTTAAGGCATACAACATCGTCAGGTTCTCCCTCGTTGGTGGAGATGCCTGGGGTGACATACCACCCTTTCGTTCCGGACGTTGCGTTAAGATAAATATGAGGTATTTTTATTCTAGGGTTTTAGATTTTTTCACACAGCAAACGCGAGGGTCTTATGGGTGATAGTTTCTGCAAGAAGTATAAAAATCCGAGAACAGGCAATACGTCTTCAGGCGGTGCTGCACGTAACGGACGTATCAAAACCCTGGGTGGGATGGATGAAATAATTAAGGATACCGTCTCGCTGGCCACAACGACCGTCACCAGCATCCTTATGGACCGTGCTGATAAACCGAAAAAAGCTAAATGACCACACCTACACCATTTGATAAGTATAAACAGCGATCTGAAGAAGATGAGCTTGTGGCGTCGGTGACTGCCGACATCATTGGCCAGCTTATGCGCAAAGCCGATGTTGAGGCGCAAGATCCTGATAACAGCAATGTTTATCAACTTTCATTTGGTAAAAAAAAGAAGAAGGTCTGGAGTCCCTGTGTTTTTCGGTTGTACTCCGTGGTACCCAGGTGTCCACACGTAACTATGTATGACCGTAACCGGCTTCAGCTCTCCACCTTACTAAAGGTATGAGCCAGACAGGCTTTTTGCACGTAATTCTAATAAGCAGCCACCCTTCTGGGTGGCTTTCTTTTAGGAGTGATCTTAACGCATTGAGCAGGAAGATTACTGCTTTTTCTGACAATGCTCATTTGCCTTGCAGCCACTTCTCTATGCACCACTGCCAACGTTATCGCCGTAGCGATCAGGCTCGTAACTATTTGGGTAGTCCTTCGCCAACCTGGCACAGGATGTCGCCCAATGTCGCACCAACACTGCCGCCATCTTTTATGAAATCTGCATTAAACAAAAAGTTATTGCCCAGATCATAATAATTTAGCTTTCCAAAACCCTGAGCGCATTCAGCATCGCCAATCTTAATTTTATAATACGTTATCTTTCCATCGTTACTGAGCTTGTCTGTTCTAACTTGTTGAATAAGGCCTGTGGTAACGTTTTTCTCGTGCGAGAAAGACCCTTTTTTCCCATAAAAATCATACTTTTCGTTATTGTTTTCACTGCTTGACATTGGGACCCAAACCTTCGGATCGACTTCAACTGCCAGAGCGTTCCCAGCCACAATCAACCCCAGTAATGCAGCGACCTTTATCATCTTAAAAATCCTTATTCTGATTTATTGGGCACATTCTTATGGATTTGGCGCATGAATAAAAGTGCCCGCCGATTTTTTTGAGTTCTCATGAGCTTTGCGGGAGCACGTAGAACAGTCAAAACATTACGGCAGATGGCCAGAGCGCGGTAGCTGAACGGGGAGAGCGGATAAAAATTTGGTGGGTTTTGAGGCTGTCCATAACCAGTTTTATCAACTTACCGGCTTCTGCAAGAGGCTGACCACTCCGGCGGAGATGTGCAGCGCTTAACCATACCCGGACATTACCCGGACGTCATGTCCGTACAGTGTACGGTTACTTTTGACAGGTGTATGTAACTTGTGCAATAATCACATCGTTCCAACTAAAACTAAACTTAATATTCCTTAAATTCTACTTTAAAACCTATTATATCAATCACTTAAGCTGAAGAGCTATCAACGGAGTCCTCATGTCAAACAAGTTCGTGCACATTGCCGGCAGAATCGGAGACAGTATTAGATGAACTTTAACAAAGGAGGTTACTAACTGAATTTATTAATAAATATATAGTTCTGGAGATGTTTATGATGAGAAACACCAACGTAGGTGGTGGTTCCGCAAATATGACTTTGGCAGTTCCCAAAGACACAAGGGTCGAGTTGCGAACCAGCACCGACAATAAAGAAAAACTTCGCGCCGCATCGTCATTGGCAGGAGTGGATTTAAGTGCATTTATTCTGATGGCTGCAATGGAGAAGGCGCAGGACTTGCTGGATAAGCAGATGATGCGAACGTTTTCAGTTGATGCCTGGGAAAGAATGACTGTGGCTTTAAATTCACAGCCTGAAGACAAAGATGATGATCTGGTGCACCTCTTCAAGGGCCCTAGACATTATGAGTACCGTTAAAACCAAACTTTTCATCGAACAGTTTGATAAGAATAAAACCTATGCAGGGCTCAAGAAGTTTTGCTGTGGTGATACGATTATCGATAAATATGTACGCGAAAACTTTAAAAAGGATGGCCAGCGCGACAACAAGATTGTTTTCGTTTTGGTGGAAGATTCTTTAAAGAAGGAAGACGCTGATTTAGTTGAACATAATTTTATCGGCTTTTTCACATTGCAAAATTTCAGCATGGCCATGGATAAGGAAGCTCGTGAGCTTTTTAAACGGCCAGAGTTTTTTGGATACAGCCTACCTCCGCTGGTATCAACGCTAAAAATCTTCATGATTGGTGTTGATAAGAACTATCAGAAACAACCCGAGCGGTGGGGAAAGCAGTTACTTTTGGCAGCACTTGAAAAGAGTCTGGCCATCGCGGACGTCAGCACTGATGTTAAGGCGGTTGTACTGGACGCAAGCCCTGACGCTGTGGGTTTTTATACCCGCCATCGTTTTGTAGCTCTCCAGGATGAGCCAGATGAAAATGGTACTATCCCAATGTTTTTGCCAATGCATCAGTTAAGGGCAGCACGGGATTTAGCTTATCGCACAGAGCCGACACCCAGCACATCGGTGTCAGACAGCGAATAGGGATAGTGAACAATAATTTTCAGGAGGCAGGTATGTCATTTGAAGTTATCCCTGCCTCCTGAGATCGGCATATCTTATCAGTTTGTATACGGCCGCTAACGTGCCCTGTTCATATCTGTTCTTGCCGCCTATTCATTGACGGCATCGTCAATCATTAATAGAATGCAATTGTTGGATGGATGCTCTTACGCAACCGTACAGCCAGACGGGTCACCAGCCCGAACGGCAAATAAAAGAACCTGACCTTACTGTCAGGTTTTTTTATGTCTGCAATTCAGCCGCAGTATTTGCTCCTCTGTGGTTGGGTTTGCAGTTATGAGGGATATGATCCTGCCAGGGACTCTTACAGCATACAAGGATTATGATTATGATAGAATGTAAACGATAAACCCTTTGCTCTTGAGGTAGCAATGCGAAACATAGTAAATGGAAAAAAACCTGACAATAGCGCTATGGCAAAGAAGATGTTAATCATGCTGGTTATCACTATCATGCCATTGCCAATTGCTTTCGCTATCTTCTTAAATGATCCTCAATCTCAAATGCTCAGTTCCATATCTGCAGCAACAAGTGACTTTCCTGTACTCTGGTCAGTTAATAATCCCTTACTTAGTTCAGTGATGAATGCATGGTGCAAGACAGCGCCTTTTTGGGGATTGATTTTATTTATAATGTCATTTAATCAGATTGAAATAAATGGCAGGCAATCAGCGAGAGAAATGGTCAAAGGACTTGTATTATTTTCAGTGTTGTACTTTCCAATAATGTATATGTTGTTGCTTCACTCGACGGAGATAACTGAGTCCGCGAAAATTTATCAGGTAATGTCACAAAATGACTTTTTGCTGACCCTACTTTTCATGAGTATTTATGCGGTGTGTTATATATCTACTGCTTATTACCTGCTCATAGTTGCTGCAACATGTAAGGCCTTAGGTAAAAAACGCAAGTTGTCATTTTAATTTCCAGATTATAAAAATAAAAGGCAGACGGTTTCCCGTCTGCCTTTTAATTAATGCGCCGGACGAATCACTTCATTGTTGATTTTGTCGACCAGCTTATCATCAATAAGTGATGCAGCCAGGCTGATCGCGATAACGCCGACGATCATGACCGCTGTTACCGGCAGGCCAGCTGTAGACGCAAGGAAAGTAGCCAGTGATGCAAGAATGCTCAGCGCAAAGCCTGTTGCAATACCGCTTAACACCCACGACTCTACTTCAAGCAGTAACGGCTTCCAGTTTCCGGTATTAATGCCTTCGATAGATTTCTGTCGGGCTTTCTCAACTTTCATGATTATATCCGCAGCAGAAAAAGCCTTGCCCAGATAAGCGAACTTATAGGCCATATCGGTAGCATTAAGATGGTTCCATGCATTGATAATCGCGGCTTTGT